AAAAATTGTTTACCACTAGATGATGAAAGACCTTTGTTAGTATCATAATCTCTAAGATTAGAAAGCATAGCAGTTTGATTTTGATATATTTCTGCCGCCATACCAAAGTCATCTATGTATAACTCACCAGTAGTTGCATCTCTTTTTAAGAGTTTATCCATTTGTGCTTCAGCACTTAAATCTGCAACAGCACTTCCTGTAGGAACTGAAACTAAATCTGATTTTATAATACCTTGTTCATCTTTTTGTTCATCAGTTGATAATTTTTCCACATCTACGTTACCAGTTCTATTACCAGTATTGTATAAATCCATAAATGTAAAATTTTGTGTTTGTGCTGTATTTTCTACTGACATATCTCCCTTTATTTTTCTACTGCGTTAACATCATCTCTGAGCCTAAGTAGTTGGCCCAGTAAAATTGCTTTCCCCTGGTTGCGGAACATTTCCTGTTCCGATTGTGCCATTACCAACGCCCGATGGGTCTTGTCCATTTCCATTTGGAGGTGTTCCTTGAGGGGTTCCCATTGGTTGCTGTTGACTAGGCCCTTGAGCTTCTCCAGTGTTTTCTTGTTGTTGTCCTGCATTTAAACCTTTCAACATTTCGGCAAAGATTGCCGCATCGTTAATATCATTTACTAAAGTCTCTGGGTCTATATCTTGTGCTATAGCTAACTCTCTTATTAGGTTAGGAATTTTAATAAATGGTGCTAACATTGGGTTAGCAACTGTTTGTAATAATGAAGTTAATCTTTGTGACCTAACTTCTTTTTGCATTACACTAGCCACTCCTCTAGGTTTTATTTCTAAGTCTCCTACAATCTCTGGATTGTTGGTATTAAACTGCATGTTCCATTGAAACATTGCTTCACCAAGTGGTTTCAATAGATAATCATCTATGTTTTTCATTACTGTTTTTATAGAAAGATTAGCTCCGCCCATTAGCATTGATAAGCCTGCGGCTGTTCTTCCTGTTCCAGATACGCCTGTTTGTCCATGCATAACAGAAGGTATACCTGTTTCTTCATCAGCAAGCTGTCTTGCTTGCATATACATCTGTAGATTTTCTGGTGCAGTATTAGGAAATTTTAATCCATTTATTGCGGTTCCTGTGACACCAGATTGTCGTCTAAAGATTTTTCCCGGAAAGATATCCATGTTCTGACCCGGAACTAGTGATGCTTCATCAACATCAAATACTAAGTTACCTGCTAATGCTAAGTTGTCTATAGCCATTCTTACATGACCGTTCATAAGCAACTGTGCATCTTCCATATTTTCTGGAACACCTACACCAAACATTTGATATGGGTTTATTTCATATGGTAAAGCTTGATAAGGTATTCTTTGTGGTGTAAATGGATTAATAGCTACACGAAGAACATTAGCATTACCTACCCAAACATTAACTTGTAATTCATCTAAGTGGCCTAAATCTTCTGGTATGTCAGTTCCTATTTCTTCTAAGAACGCTCTGTCCATTATACCCCAGTATTCTAGTACTTCATATCTATCTGATGTATAACCTTCACCATATGATTGTTTATCATAAGTTTGAATAATATCTTCATAATATTCAGTTGTGTAATTACCACCCATTGATATACAATCTTCAATAGCTTCTTCATCAAAGAACGGCATATTTTTTAAGTCACGCATTTGTGAACGAGTAAACTTATGTCGCTGTATTACATAATCTGAATCTGATAGACTTGTAGCGGCAGGGTCTGGGAAAAAATCCCAACAAGATACTGCTTCTATTTTTGGTACTTGCTTTTCATAAGGCATGTAAACTTTATCTTTTGTCCATTGATGTACAGTTTTATTGTAATTCAATGGGCCTTTTACAATACCAGTTCCTAATAAAACAGATTCAAAGATAGCATGTCGTAAAGTATTTACTGCATTGTTGTCTAATAACTGGTCATGGATAAGCTTTTCTAATTTAAGTGCTGTTTCTTTAGCAGGTGATATTTGAGGTTGATTTGGTAATCTACCTGCACCTTCTAAAAGTGTAGCACCTTCATAGTTTTCACTTAACCCACCTAACCTATCCATAGGAGCAGTAGCCTCAAGTGCACCGGGTTCTAATACTCTACCATCACCATTAAAACCTATTGGTGACGTAAGCTGTTCTTCTCCCGGAACAGGTTGATGCATAAATTCTGCTATACCTTCTGGCACAGGTGTTGGCTCAACTGTTATTGGAAACTTTTTATTAGCAAATAAAACATCAACTATCTGGCCATAGGCCGCTAGTGTTTTTGTTTTAGTAATCTTTATAAAGACTTTACTTTTTTCGTTATCTCTAAACTGAGTTGTACTATCGTAAACTCCTCTATAGTTCTTGTACGCACGCAACCATCGTTGTTCATGCGTTTGACGAGAAGCTTTAGACTCGTTGTACTTAGAAGCAATATACCCTATTACTCCGGGCAATTCTTCTGCAGGAACAGTTGAAGCTTGGTCTATACCTTGCTCTTCTTCTGCCATAATCTATCCTTGTTTTTAATAATCTTTATCTTTATCTGAATTTAAAATAGACGTATCTAGTTTAGCTGATTTTGATTTACCTTTTGGAAACGGTTGAATTATTGGATTTTCATCGCCTTCTTTTATTTCTGTTGAAAATTCTAAAGGCATACGAGTTAAAGGAGCATCTGGAGTGTCTACTCTTTGCTCACTTTGTTTCATAATATAGTCCGCTCCGAAGTTATAATTGTTACCCGGCATATCTATCTCCTATTAATAATTTGGCTTTCGCACTGAGTTGCTATAGACTTTACCTCCCATAGCGTAAGGTTTTGCTTTTGGTTTAGTTCTTTTAACTTTACCGCCTGCTTTTAACATTGGCCCCGGATTATTAAAGGGGTCATACATACCTAAAGCTTGTTGCATAGCAGATTTAGGGCCGCCACCTACTGTGACTGCCGCACCACTTGTTGCCGCTCTAAATTTTTTATCAGAAGGTTTAGTCATTCTACTACTAGCACCTTCTTTTTTTGGAGTTATATCTTTCTCCATTTTAGTAAATATTTCATTATATTGATTTTGTAAAAAAGTATTAAATGCTCTTTGAAACTGTGGTTTATCAAACTGAGCTTTTTTTTCAGCAGTTCCTATTTGTGATACTTGTGATTTTATATTCTCTTTGTTAAAAAATGATTTTATATTGTTTGCTTCTGCTTGAGTTATTTTTTTATCTGCTACTCCTTTGTCAATATCAGTATCTAAATACCCATGAACAAGTGAGTTGTATGCAATATCTCTAATTAACGCAAATCCTTTTAAATTAAAATTAATCTTATCTGGTCTATTAAAACCAACTGCTGTTCCTGTTTTTTTAGCTTTAGGAAATCCACCTAAACTTTCTGCTATACTACCTACCATTGTCGCTGATGAAGTTAGTTTTTTTATATTAGGTGATATAGATTTTTCTATGTTTGCTTTAGCTATATCTTCTTTTAATTTTAATTTAAAAGCTTTATTTTTTTCTCTATCTATTAATCCACTTTTTTTATTTACTTTATTTATGTAACTAGTTTTTAATTCCTCAATCATATTATTTAATTGAGTTAGTTGTTTAGCTTCTAATTTAGGATTACTTTTATACTTTTCAATTCGAGTTTCTAAACCTAATAAAATATTCTTTGCCGCTTGTGACGTAGTTGTTCTTCTCAGTGTTGATTGATTAAAAGTGCTAACTAAGTCTTTATAAGCTTTATTAAATAATTTTCTAAATTCTTCGTCTGTCATTAATATCCAAAGGTTGTGTCTACTGGTTCGTATGAAACTCTTTCTTTTATTCTGTTTAGAGCTTTGTTTAATGTTGGTTGATTAGATTGTCTAGTCATAATCATGTATCGTAATGCATCGTAAGCGTGGTCATCAGCTTTTGTATCAACATCTTCTGGATTTGTTTTTGATGTTGGTATACTAGCTAAAGTACGAATTAAGTTCGTACAAGTAGCAAATATTTTTAATTTTGGCTCTGCTGTCTTTTCACTTATAGCTAGTCTTCTGTGAACTTCTACCTTACCAGATATTCTATCTCTATCCGCAGGCAACCAACGAACGCCATTTCTAATCATAGTTTCTGCTATGCTTGGCCCAAGACCAGTTTTATTCCAACAGCTCGTATCTAAAATAGACATAGCCATAGGCGGGTCTGTTCTTTCCATTTCTAAGATTAAACGAGCAAGTCTTTCACCAGTGTAACCTTCTCCATACAGCTCACGATAAATATAAATATTACCATCAAAGTCTACAGTTCCCCATAAAACACATGATGGTGATGCATATCCATAGTCTGCTGAACGAAATCTTTGCCATCCTATAGGAATCTCAAAAGGTTGCATTACATGTAAACCTCTAGAGAACTCTGGAAAAGCCGCACCTTCTGCAACTTCCCAATCCCCATCTAATAATCTTTTTCTTTCTACTTCTGGTAAAGAACGAAGCATAGCTTCATACTGACCATCTTGCATTAAGTACGGATTATCAGTTAATCTTGCAGGAATAAACTTTCTTTGAAATAAAGCTTGACCTGCTTTTTCATGACTTGGAGGCCATTTGTATACTTCTCCGGAGTCAATATCACATGCCGCAAAGCTCTCATATGGAGGTGAAGGGTCAATGTACATCTTCTTTACCCACCAACCACCTACACCACCGGGGTTTGCAGTGCACCTCATATAAGGTTTTATCTCGGGATTTGTCGTTCTTAATCGAGAACGCAAATACTCCCAAACAAAGGGAGTAGGATAATGTGTAATCTCATCTATACCTATCCAGTTAAAAGCTTGTCCTTGATATCTAGTAACATCTTTATCTCTGTCTAGGTACGAAAACCATGCAGTTGCTCCACTAGGAAACACCCACATAGACTTAGATTCTTTAAAAACTGCACCCGGAAATGCTTTTGGGTACAATTGTTTACTTTTATCTATTAATTCTGTTAGCTCATCTAGAGTTCTTCTAATTAAAAGTGCTCTATGGTCTGGTAAATGTGCATATCTAATCAAATCTGCCAGTAATGCGTATGATTTACCACCACCTGCGGCACCTCCATAGAGTACATCTCTTTCCGGTGAGGCCAAAAAATCTGTTTGTGGGCCTTCATTTGGCCTAAATATTACATTATCTAGGTCTTCTATGTGCTCTTTTAGTGCTTTTGGTGCTACTTTTAGGTCATCTTCCGTTAAAACTGACGGATTCTTGCCATTTAGCGTTCCTTCTATCTTTTTTAAGCCTTTTTCTAGGTATCTTACCTTATCTCGCTGTGCTTTTACTTGTTTTTTCTTTCTTTCAGCAGTTTTTTTAGCTTCTCTAAGCTTTTTTTGAGATGCTATCTTAGCTTTTGTAGCAACACTGTAGTTATATTGCCGTTTTGGTCTCGGCGGAGGTATGTCATTAGACATCTATAAATTTTACTTTTCTAGTTCCGCTTCCTTTGGTGTATACTTTTTCATTTTTAGCACTCGGAGGTGTTAATAAACGTAATGTAGAATATGTATCAGTTCCTTTATAAGGTCTTGGAAACTGAACTCCATAATTATTTTTATTATTTTTATTTTTAATTTGTATTGTCACTTGTATCTCCTAATACTTTCTTTCTAAGGCCTTGAGCTGAAATCTTTCTCCCTGTCGTTGTGGTAAGCCAACTAGCAACTTCC